ACTACAACCACTACTACAACCACTACTACAACCACTACTACAACCACTACTACAACCACTACTACAACCACTACTACAACCACTACTACAACCACTACTACAACCACTACTACAACCACTACTTCAAGTTCAACCACTACTTCAAGTTCAACCACTACTACTACAACTTCAACCTGTATAACACCCACCCAACCACACGTCCCGAACGCTGGTCCTGACGCTCCTAATAGCCCTGCTATGGGAACGGATGGTGGATGTATTATATTCGAAGACGACCCGGATTTCTCTGGCATTAATTATGATACAAGATGCTGGGGTACTCGTATTCACATATGGAATATTGCTGACGACTCCCGTCTTCATGTAGCTAATGTATTATTAAACGGAATTCTCCCGGACACCGAATGTGTAAATAATACATGGCACGGTCCAACGGGAAGATACACCAACGGTGTCGCAGCAGATTATTACGGCTATAACGGCTGGGCTGCATCTAGTAACAAATACGAAAGCAATAATTTCTACAACCAAGGAGTTTTTAGGATTATGGGTTCAGTTCGAGGATTCGCTAAGCTCTACCACGAGTACGATACTAGTGGTAGGTGGATGGAATACCAACCCTCTGGAGGAGGCAGTCCCTTAGACCAGATTAACGCTCAAGGATATCTGACCACATATGATAACGTATCCGCATTAGCGGAGGTAGATATTTCTAAGCATGCTGGATTAGAAGGTGTAAGTGGTATATACGAGACGGCTTGGGGTAGAGGAATGCCGGGAACAAAGGGAGAGCCCGGACGAATACAGCAAGACAACTATATTGCTGGAACAGCTAATAACTACCTTGAGGTATTCAGAACATTACACCCTTCAGTACCTTTCATAAACTTACATATGGGATGGCAAGTATATTTGAGAAATTGGATTGATGAATCGGCTGTAGGATTATTCGCTAATTCTAAACATTCCGCAAATAAAAAGGTAAATCTACTTTCTATCTACAGGTCAGTAGTAGAACTAAATGGAGGTGAAGGTAGGGACGGCGCCACCACTTCGTATTACGATTACTTAACATACGGTCCGGGCGTCAGGTCACTGAACTTATTCTCTTTGGATAGATTAATATAATGGCTAAAATCAATAAAAATATTAGATGGTATCAACCAAATGACCCTTATTACTACGAGGTCGATAACCTCCCTTTAACGGATTTATTAAATAACGATACTATATTAGAAGATAGATTAGAAGATTTAGAATCTGATTTTATTGACATGGGAGATAATGTTCCATCGGGGTCAGTATCTTTCGGCGCGTTAAAAGACCTTAAAGCATTTACTGCGGATACAGAAGCGGATAAAAACGGAAAAGTATTTGTTCAACCTGGAAAATTCACAGCGAGAATGCCTATGCCCGCCGACTTAGAATCCGGGTGGAGGATGATTGGAGACGATGCGAGGGATTTTAATAATGCTAAGGGCGAGTCCACAAACTCGTTAAGTTCTGATGCAGCGAAGTCCAAGATGGTATCCCGCACTGCAGTCGTAGAGTTAAAAGCTGATAAAGACGGATACCCTCAAGGAATTAAAATTCCTAGTTTTGATTCGACCGATTTTAATTTCTCAACCCCGCCTTCGTACAGACTGGACCTTGTTTTTGTCAGGGCTAAGGTTTCTTACGATAGAAATGGTTCTGAAGAGGTTCAAACGGACATTGGAGTACTAACAGGAGCGGGCTACAGAACGGATAGTAACGCAACTCAAGACCAGTTATCAGGAAAAAGGTTCCCTGATTATCCAGACACCAATAAAGGGAGAATGACTGGAATGGCAGAGTCGGAAATAGAAAATATTTTGCCCGGCTTTGGCTCCGTACCAGTTCCCGAAGACCTTATTAATTACGAATTTAAAAATGACGGTATCGTCAACATGGACGGTAGACAGTTTGCCCAAAAACAGTTAGACCAGGAAGCCTCTTTTTGTTTACCTATAGCGTATGTAAAAGTTCCTGTTGGGCATAACGCTTTAAGTTTGTTGCATGAAGATAATTTAATTGATATTAGACCATTTTTAAGAACAGCCGAACTTACCTATGGGGAAAGAGCCGCTCTTTCTCGCTCTGCGAACCCTAACGGGAGTAACCCCTTTGTCACAAGTTCACAACTTACTTCCTTATCAGACGACATAACCTCAGATTTAACTGCTTTAGAGGTTAGAGTAACTGTTCTTGAAGGTCAAATAACCCCCCTCCTAGCTTTAGAAGATTATATAAAAAATAACGCAACACAAAATGTAGGCAATATTGAATCCCGGATAGAAGTACTTGAGGGCATAACCTCTAGTGGTGGAGGTACTGTCGCGGACGAAACGAAGTTTGCAGGCAATTTGAAAGTCCTACATGGCAGTAATACCAACTGGAACGTTAATGTCAGCAAGACATTCACCTTAGACACCATCCCACCGGCTGATAGAGCTAACACCGCTTTCGTGTATATAAGAGCCTGCTCGGTGAGGTCTGCCGGAGATGATAGTCACAGCTACCTCCATCTAAAAGCTAACTCTGGTGCATTTTGGCCTCAAGTAAATAACCCGCAAATGCAGTTATGGCAAAGCGTAAAGCAAAATGATGCTGTATCTGAAAATGCCGGAGACTGGTTAGTCCCGGTTACTTACGATAATGCCGCAGATACATGCTCAGTCAGCTTCCAGGTCACGGGCAATATGATGGTTTTTGAGTATGGTGAACTTATATTTACAGGAATGTATATCGTGAAGAGATTAATTTAATGAAATATTTATTACTTTTTCTTTTAACTTCTTGCTCTACATTAATGCCTATTGCGGGCGGAGCGACTGGTGGAGCTATAGGAGCCGCTTTAGGAGGACCTTCCGGCGCTGCCATAGGCGGAGCCGCTGGTGTAGCCGGAGCACAAATGGCATTCCCCGATAACGAGGCTCCAGTAAGTGACGCCGTTGCACTAGCAGCAGCCAACTCCGGAAAGCCCGCACCAGGAACCGTCGCATCTACTATCCATGAAACTAAAGGGTTAGTATGGGATTTGGGCTGGATGTACTTATTAATTTTCATCATAGTGCCTTTCCTCTCTAAGAGAGGTCGAACCTGGATGAAAAAATTCACAGATATTCACAACACTGTATCTCAGAAAGATATAGACGCAAGGGACGCAGCTCAGGATATACAAATTCAAAACCTGTCTGCAGAAATTGAAAAATTAAAAAAATGAACTGTGTTATACCACAGTAACCTAAATAGATTAGAGGAATAAAACTCATGAAACACATAAAAGGACAATACTCCCAATTCTCTCATGTATCAGATGCTGATGCTACCACTCTTATGGAGCAGCTTGGATATGATACTTCGGTAGAGTTAGATACTGGAATGATTAATTATTTCAGACACAACACTGCAAGCTTTGCTCTCTCAGAAGAGGTTGTTGAATCAGACGCGGGTATATTCATCAAAGTATCAGAGCTCCCTGGTAATGCTATGCTAGATGAAGCCAGTCACACGGAACTCACTGAGATTGAGTTCGACGGAGATACTTACTCTCTTGAAGGTATTTTTGAATCAGATGACGGTATTTACACTAAAATGAATCTTGTGACACAAGCTAAAGAAGAGCTTGATGTGGAAGAGGATGAGGATATTGTTATTACTTATGAAGGTAAGGATTACAAAATCGTAGACAGTGAAGACGAGGCTGATTTTATTATGTTTGTTACCGAAGATTCTGAAGGTGAAGTGAATGTTGTTTCTGAGTCTGATGAGTACTCTGATAAGATTTTCCTAGTAGCTCTCGAAGGTAAAAAGCCTGCGTTCTTAGAAAAAGACAAAGACGAGAACGACGAGAAAGACGAGAAAGACGACAAGAAAGACGACAAGAAAAAGAAAAAGGGTAAGAAAGGTAAAAAAGAAGAAGAAGAAGAAGAAGCCGACGAGAAAGAGGAGAAGTAAATATGAAGACCGTTATGCAGCTAACAGATGAGATTTTAAACGCTTCTCCGGAAGCGCAAATCATGACGCGCTCTTTTGAGGAAGCTTCTTTGCCGGAAATAACTGATAAGCAACGTGACTCCATGCTTAATCTTTCGGAGTCTAATGCCCGTATTATCGCGAAAAAGGCTATGCAAGGAGAAGCGCCTAAAAACGCACGTGAGAAGAGGGCTGTAAGAGCAAAACTTGATAAGAGTCCTTCAAAAGCCAAGAAGGTTGGCTTGGATGTAGCAGCTGCAGCATACGAAGGCATTAAGTCTGACCCAGGAAAAAAGTTTCAATCTATGGATGTTGTTTTAAACCCTCCGTATACTAGAGATGCCAATGAATCCCGTGATGACAGAGGTAGGACAAATCCGGGCTCCGCCGCCGACGGCAACTCCAAAACCATCGGAAAATTCAGGTCTCAGCCAGGCGCAGGTCCGGGTCAAGCCAAACGCAACGCCCTAGCCAAAAAAGAAGCTGAAGCTAAAGCAAAAACCGCCGATGGGGATACAAACGAAGCTAGGGGTATTGGGGGAAAATGGGACACGCCCTCCCAAAAGTATAGCGCTGACAGAATGCGAGACTTTACCCCTCCTACCCCTGAGCAAGTAAAAAAAGAACGAGACCGCAGACTTAAAGCTGGTTTAAATGCTGACGGAAGCAAGAAGACTAAAGGAGACGAGAAAAATGAGTCTTTAACTGGGCATGAGATTTCCGTATTAAAGGAAGCTGCCTCTATTATGAAAAAGCTTAATAAGAATTCAAAGAAACTAAAAGCAGAGAGTACTACTTGTGGGGCTATTGGAGTAGGTGCCTTAAAGCCTGTAAAAGCGAAAGTTTCCTTGTTAAAAAACAACAAAAAGAAAAAAACTAACGAGTCTTTTAACCACTTCCTAGATAATATAATACACGAGGTTAAATCCAACTAATGCTGCTCCGCGATATCTTTTCTTTTGGTGAAGTCTCCCTTTTAAATGAGGGTAGAGGTAAAGGTCCTGTTAAATTTGCAGGTATCTTTTCTGAGGCTGAACGAGCTAATGGAAATAAGAGAGTTTACCCTTCTAAAATTCTAATGAGGGAAGTGGATAAACTACAGAAACAAGTCGCGGATAAAAGATTACTAGGTGAGTTAGACCATCCTTCTGATGAAGTCGTACATTTAACTAATGTATCTCATGTAATTACAGGGCTTCGTATGGAAGGCACTAAAGTAATTGGAGAAGGCGAAGTTTTAAACACCCCTGCAGGTCAGGTATTATCTGAATTATTAAAGGCAGGTGTAAAGTTAGGCATTTCCTCTAGAGGAACAGGAAACGTAGAGCTTAACTCGGAAGGAAATCAGTACGTTGTAGGAGAAAACTACAACATGATAACCTTCGACATGGTATCAGACCCTTCTAGTCAAGACGCATTCCCTGCATTGGTTGAAGGTTATGTACCATCTAGCGAAAGACAACCCATTGTCGATGAATTACAGTCTTTGCACGACGAACGTGTGTATATAACACAACTAAAGAAGAAGTTAGGCAAGATTTAAAAAAAATAACGACGCCGCTCGGCGTAAATCTAAATATAATTGAGCGAAACAAATTATGAACAAAAATTCCGAAAAAATTCTTAAGGCTCTTCCGTCAGGTTTGTCGGAGGAAGGTCTTAGTGAGGTCGCTACTCTTCTAGACCAAATTGTCGAAGAGCGTGTCTCCGAAGAAGTTGCAACTATTGAAGCTAAAGTAAAAGGTTTTCTTAGAACCAAGATAGATGAACTGAAATCTGTTGCCCTGTCCGAACTAGAAGCTGAAAATGATGTAGTTGCCAACGCTCAAATGTATGAAGCGATTCGTACTGTTGTCGCAGCTGATTTACAACAAGGCGACGAGAACGGTATTGTATCCCATTTAGAGACCGAGGTTTCACAACTTAAAGAATCTCTAAACACAGTGAATGGCAAACTTGCTAAGTCATTGAAAAATAACTCACTGCTGGAGAATCAAGCTTCTAGCAGGGAAACCCAAATCAGCGAGCTTTCAAGTTTACTTGAAGAGGAGAAAAACAAAATAGAAACTCCTTTTAAGTCTTCAGAGTCCGCTGTTGTAATAACCAACGAGAAGCAGAACCTAATTCCAAATAGACCCGACAACGGTTTTCTCACGGAAGATGTAATTCGACTTTCCAAACCTCTACAGGAGTATAAATAATTATGTTAGAAAAAAATAACTCAAATCAACTCACTGAGAAGTGGAGTCCGATTCTTGAAGGTATCGATGACCAGCACACGCGTGAGTCTACGGCTGTCTTGCTAGAAAATCAAGCCCGTCACTTGCTCAACGAGCAAATGAAGGAAGGTATGATTTCAGAAGCAGGCGACTCGACCGTAGCACAAACAACTGTTGGCGGAATCGGTACTTTTCAGAAATTCGCATTCCCTCTCGTTCGTCGGGTCTTTCCCGAATTAATTGCCAATAAGATTGTTGGTGTCCAGCCGATGCAAGGTCCTGTATCTCAGATTTTCTATCTAGGATATGACCGTGCGACTCAAGGACGTCGTCAAACTATCTACAGTAAGTATGACTTGACCTACGGTCAGCGTACCATCGGTGACGCTTCTGGTCAATGGAACGCTACTGGTACTGGCACATCAGGTGGTGCACTAGACCAGTTTTCTGGTACCGTGGACCAAATGCTTTCGGCTACTAATACCAATAACGTAGACGGTCCTTCTAGTACCGTTGGTGGTAAGATTGCTAGTTTCCCTAATTCGGGAACTACTACCGGCTGGAATACTTCTGCTGGTGAGCTATTGGGCGAGTCTGATTTTGGCGTTACGGCTGGCATGTCCGGTGGATTGGTTAGTGGCATTGACCAAGGTCGCACGTTTACTACCGGAGCGATTCCTGAGATTAACTTTCACATCGAGCAACAGCCTGTAAGTGCACGTACTCGTAAGTTCCGCGCACTGTGGACTTTGGAAGCTGCACAAGACCTTCGTGCTTATCACAACCTTGACCTAGAACGTGAATTAACCGACTTGCTCGGTAAAGAAATCGCTCTAGAGATTGACCGTGAGCTTATCGAAGATATTCGTAACATAGCTTATGATGTATCTGGTGATGCATTGGGATGGTCTCGCGACATGCTTGACCCACCTAACTCAAACAACTTTCAAGGTTTAGGCAGTAATGTTGATACCTGGAACCCTTCTGCTTTCCAGTATGACTTTACTGGCGGAGGCACTGCCCCTGGTGGTGGTGTTCAAGGTACTAGCCAAAACGTATTCTTAGTAGACTTCGCTACTACGGCAATGAACTTAAGCCCTCGCCATCTTGGTCAAGCTTATGCTAACTTGCTCGCAGTATTGAACTTTGCTTCACAAGATATTTACAAGAGTACTTACCGTGGTGCTGGTAACTTTATTGTTACTTCTCCATATGTTGCCGCTATCCTCTCTTCTGCTTCTAAGCTAGAAGGTGGTGTTAAAGCTGGTAACTTTGATGGTCAGCTAGGTGCTAATATCAACTACGCTGGTAAGCTTATGGGACAGTTTGATGTCTACGTAGACCCTCTATACCCTGATGATGAAATGTTGATGGGTTATAAGGGTGGTTCTCCAATGGACTCCGGTTTTGTCTATGCTCCGTACATTCCTGTGCAGATGCTACCGACTATTACCGACCCGGAAACTTTCCAACCAAGAAAAGGTTTGCTCACTCGTTACGGCAAGACTGCTGTAACTCCTGAGTCTCGCTTCTACAGAGTTATCCGTATTGTCGGTGCTAACGATTACATGTTCGCTCCGTTCCAACGTCCTGCTAGAACTTAATCCTAATCTTTAGATTAATTATAAGAACCTTGCTCTTTGAGCAAGGTTCTTTGCTATATAAGATGAGGACAAACAAATGTACCAATATCGAAACACCCAAGAAAGAACAACTTATCGGATAACTTTATCCAATGGAGCACAAGTGACCATTGCAGCAGGTCAAGTCGTATCTTTAGAAGAGCGGTTAAATCCTGTTCCGGGCTTTTTAGAAGACCTGAATGCCATTGAAGAGAAGCCGAAGAAAGAAGCTTCTAAAAAGAAGTCCGCTAAAAAGTCTAAAAAGGTAACTAAAGATGAAGCAACGGACGGTAAAACCACAAACTAGATTCGGAAGCACTTTCGGAGATACTATAGGATTTCAAGCCCAGTTATCTGCATTTGACTACTATGGCGAGATAGATTATAATAATCTTTGTCGTCGAAGGTTTTCTAATGAGACCCACTACTCCGAATTCTACCAACAAATCAAAGACCAGATAAGGTCTAGGTTAGGTCATCCTATTGTTAGAGTAGAGTTAGATGATTTTCAACTACAGACTGCAATCGATGAAGCAATATCTAAACTAGACTACCATGCTCCCGATTGGTGTACTCAATACTGTTCATTTGCCACGGTAGCCAATATTGGTTTATACGAACTTCCTAGTGTTGTGATTAATAACCTACGTTCAGCTTACTACTTAAAAACATTACTTTCTATTCAACGTCAAAGCGGTACTTTAGAATTTGATTTCTTTCTAAAATACTTTCAAGATAATTTCTTGTTTAGTGATTTCAGCGTAGGTGATTATTATGTTTTAGTATCTCATTTAGAGATGATGAGAAAAGTACTGGGAAGAGACGGGTCTTTTAATGTTGTAAATAATAAATACCTTTCTATAACCCCCACTCCGACAACTAATACTGAAGGAGAAGTTTTAATTGAGTTTAAAGCTTTGGATTCGGACAGACTGCATCCTTACTTTTTAACGTGGTTGCATAAATACTCAACGGCTATTGCTAAAGGCATTCTTGGTCAGATTAGAGGTAAATACGCTCAACTTCCATCTCCCGCAGGTGGCGCCGTGTTGAACGGGGATGCTTTAATCGAACAAAGCGAGAAGGAGCAAGAAAGGCTGGTTGAGGACCTACTTCACGAGATTGAAGAACCTCCCGTATTCAGCACCTTCTAATGACCAGAAAGAAACAATTTAAAACTAATAACGAGATTACCTCTCCACCGGACACGGATGGAGTTTTGAACTTGTTTGATTTAAATAATCCTGATATAGAATTATTTAATATGGTTGATGATGAGTTGATTAAGGTTGCAGGCTCCCAGATTTATTTATATAAATTTCTAGGATTGGAAGGAAGTGATGACCTGTACCAAGAAGATACTATGAAAAGTATCTCACAAGAACCTTCTGTTGTATGGGGTCATTACGAACCTCGTCCTATAGATGAGAATATAACCGAGTTTGGTATTGTCATGGAGAATGACCAAACTTTTACTTTCAATAAATCATATGTACAGAAAGTTTTAGGTCGTCCTATTATTGCGGGTGATATATTAAGTCCTAAATTTCAAAATTTAAAATACGAAGTGTATGAAGTTCAGGAAGATGCTTTTGATGTATACGGCGTGTATCATTTGCTTTGCTGGGCGAAAGTCCTCCGCGATGATGAGGTTATTACTCAAGAGGACGATGAGTTTACTTCAGAGTTCGATACTACTAAATAATTATTATGGACTGGACTATAGATTCAATACGAGAAAAACTTATGCGCTTGGAGAGAGAAGGTTCTTTCCAAAAGCCAGAGTTCTATAGACAGTTCACGAAAAATCTGACTGAGGTTTTGAAAGATTTTCATGTGGTGAAATCAGATGATTCTATTCGTACAGTAGGTGTTGTATTCGCAAGTCCTGAAAGAGCTATAGCAAAATTTAAAGATAGCGTAACAACAGAGCTTCCTTTAATTTCTGTAGGATTTAATGGTATTGAAGTAGATTTCCAAAGACGTAGACCTTCATTTAACATCGTGCAAAGTAAGGCATGGGATAAAGAGAAGAGGTGTGCAATTAGAGTCTATGCCTTAGCTCCCGTAGCCGCTGATTTAAAATATAGTATCAATATATGGTCTAAGTATATCGAAGATATGAACCAAATCACTGAACAGTTAATGTTAAAATTTAATCCGAGTGTTGCGGTAAACACTTCCTTTGGTGATGATTTTGAAATTTTTATTGAAGATGTATCAGATATGTCAGACCTAACACCTGGAGACAAACAAGATAGAGTTATTAGAAGAAGCGTTAAAGTAACTGCGAAGGGTTATATTCCAAGTAGAACTTACCGCTTCACTAACACAGGACAGATTGAAGAGTTCCTAATGGAGGCTGAGGTTAAGACTGATGTTACCGGTTAAGCAGTGTCGACTTAGGGTTATGCTTGAGGGTAACATGTTTATACTATCAGGGACCCCATATGGGCTGGGCAAAAAGCTTACAATAGGAATAGAGGGGTCCTTAGGGTGGAAGTGTCAGTGTGAGCCGCCGAAGACCGCTTGCGTGGAAGAACTTCCTGTTTTGGGCAATAAGTATTCGAAGTCTGCCATTTTATGGGAGACCTGTCTAGAACGTGGTCCCTGTAAGGACTCACACTCCACGCGAGATAATGATTGTGTTGCGAAAGGTCATGCTCCGGTTTATGTAGTGGTGACGGTAATCTATTACGACACCCCGACTGGTTACGGCGAATTCCTCGCACAACTGGCGCTTGAGCTTGAGAACCTGGTTAAAGAAAATGCTAACCGACTTAACTGTGGTCTAGGAGAGATTTCTAATACGTCAGACGAGGCAATGGAAGGGGCTAGGTTCTTGATTGCGGACAACCAAAAACTGTCGTTGGGTAGTCCGTCGCCTCCCCGTCTTAAGCAAAGAATCCCTCAATCACCCCCAAACCAGGACGTCACAGAAGTTTATTCCTCCAGAGGAGGAAGTTTGAACCAAGAGCAAGAGGCGGAGGAGCCGCCGTGCGATACCTTAGTTCACTTCGAGAATGTGAGAGTAGACCCTTCTGGAGTTATGTTTTACCCAGAGCGCGCATGGCAAGGATACGCAGGGGTGGAAGTGACAGTGGACGTAGTCGCTGAATGTAAAATGGTTGATTGCGAAACTACTTGCACTACGTCTACGCCAATCATCAAGGACTTTAAAACAGGATTCGTCATAAAGTCCGACAACTTCCCACCAAACTTCTGGAGTGACCTAAAAAAACATGGCTTCAGCGGCAGCGGCGCCAGCGTTAGTTTAGAGGAGCTTGCAGATGAGGGTTTTGTAGATGATGGAGGTGTTTCTGAGCCAGGAAACGCTTACACCTGGTTTGCTCCAGTAACAGACGCGATAGATTTCGGAGTTGGTCATGGAACTATGGGTCCGTGGGGTGACCTGGCACTGGGCAAAGAAGCTGTACGCCCTAAGGGTAAAAAATCCATCCCCATGGATGACTGGGCACGGGACCCGGAATGGAAATACTTGTGGGACTATCTTACGGGAGGTGTTAAGGAGTGTACCTGTACGAGGCACGTCTCTCACTCGGCGCATATCTCTAAGAGCTCATAGAAGACCTAATAATGAAGGACTGTTAAATCACAGTAAAAAGTTTCCATCTTTCCTTATCGACATTAGTAAATACAATAGGGAAAGATATTCATGAAATATAAGCAAATTAAAAATAATACACGCCAAGGTCTTGAAGTAGTTCTTAAAAGACCAACTGGCGGGTTCAAACATGTTTGGCTTGCCGCCAAATCCTCTATCATCGTGTCTGAAGCTGAAGTTACCGATTTGGCAGAACGAGCCGCTCGGCGCGAATTAGTGAGTATCACCCCCGCTTAAGGAGAATATATAAATGGCAACATACGTAAGTCCCGGCGTCTATGTGACTGAAAAAGATTGGTCAGATTACACGCCTTCTTTAAACGCTACTACCGTAGGTGTAGTAGGTTTCGCATCTCAAGGTCCCGTTGGAGTTCCAACGCTATGCACTACTCAAGACCAATTACTTAACACTTTCGGTGACCCTTCTGACGCAACAGGGGGCTACGGTCTATTAGGCTCGTACCATATTTTGGAACGTACTAACACATTGTACTTCACCAGAGCTGCATTAGATTCAGCGGTTAGAGCCCAAACTGAGATTATTGTGGGCGGGTCTCCTTACGTTGCCGTTGCTAATTTAAGTCCAGAATGGTCGTACTTGCTTGCGGTTACTGTATGGGATGGAGCTGGTAATGCTAAGACAGCTGACGCCCCTCTTTGGATTCAAATAGAGCCTGCAAGTTCAATAGCTAGTCTATCTGTAGCAGATTCCACTGCAGAAGCTCTAGCTGACGCAGCCGCTGCAGTTACAAACTCTACATCCCCTTACTCAATTGAGGAAGGTTCAAGTACTTCGAGCATTGATGTAATCGGCACTTACTCAGGTAAAGGCGCAAAACTAGGATTCGTCTTATACGAATCAAGTGGTACATTCCCTAGTATTCCCGCAGGTACTACTCTTGCAGGACTATCGGCTTATTCAGGTACAAACGCTCTTCTAAGTGCTGTGGACGGAGGTACGGACACGTCCGCCGGTGCGACAACCCAGTGCACTGGCAGCAATGGCTTGGGCACCAGTGTGACGGCAAACTTCGTCGGTTATACTTCAGGGTACGATTTCGCTTCCTCCGGAGTATCCGGAGGCTCATACTTCCATAGAAGTTTATACCCAGGAGAGGGTTACAACTACTCAAGTATGGTAACTCAGTACGGTGTTAAAAACACAGGTCTTCAAATCTCGGTAGCTTCGGTACAAGGAGCTAATCAAGGATGGACTTTATTAAGAAATGGAGGTATCGAAGAGACTTTCACTGTAAACCTTATAGATAACTTAAATGCAAGCGCTAATGGACTTAACCCCGAAAGATTTGTAAATAGTACTACGGATGAGACCAATAAGACTTCGAACTATATCTTAGCTGAATTTGGGGTAGCTACTAGTTCAGTGGGAGCGTCTCCAAACTCTCCTTTATGGACTCTCCCTACATCATGGGGCGGTTCTGTAACTCAAGACGGTACTACCAAGATAAGGGTTCAAGCTAACAATGATAGTTATGCTGACCTAGATGCTAGTAGTGTAGATTATATAAAGCTGAAGGACGGTACTTATAATCTAGTATCCGGCATAAACGGAGATATGGCAGGAGGCAAGGCATTTGATGACGCTGATGTTAAAGCTGCTGTTATGGGTACGGCAGAGAATCAAGCTGGAATTCAAAGTTTCTTAAAAGAAGATATCGATGTTAATATGGTAGCAATTCCGGGATGCACTGACCAGTCAATCGTAAATGATTTACTAACTAATGCAGAAACCTCTCAAAAATTCTTAGCTGTCACTAACCCTCCTCAAAGTTTAGGAAGCGCGCAAGATGCAATTAGATGGTCAAACGGAAAGGCTTCTGGTAGAACTGCTTCGTTAAACACCTCTTATGGCGCAGTATATTGGCCTTGGGTAAAACTGTATAATCCTTTCTCTTTACAAGATGAGTATGTATCCCCTGATATTTTTGCGATACGACAAATGTGTTACACTGATACAGTAGGCGAACCTTGGTTTGCTCCTGCAGGTCTTACTAGAGGTAGGTTGACACGTCCTGTAGATGTTGAAATGGTGTTATCCCAGGGAGATAGAGACGCTCTATACGGTCCTGGTAATATTATCAACCCTATCACTAAGTTTTCCACTGATGGAATCGTGATTTGGGGACAACGTACCGCTCAAAGGTCGGCTACTGCTCTTGATAGAGTGAATGTCCGCCGCTTAATGATTCTTGTAAGAAAAACTATTCTAGCTTCTACTAGAAGGTTTGTTTTCGAGCCTAATGACCCTGCTACTTGGACTAGGGTAGTTAATTCTGTTTCACCTTTCATGTCAGATATCCAAAACAGACGAGGTATTACTAAGTTTAAGGTTATTTGTGATGAGTCCACTAACACTCCTCTTCGGATTGACCGAAATGAGTTATGGTGTAAAGTGATTCTTCAACCTACTAAAGCAGCGGAAATTCTCGTGTTTGAATTGAACCTGACAAGTGCTTCACTAGGACTTAACGTTCCAAGCGCATAATGCTATATACAATAGGAGTAAAACATGGCTGATATATCTTTAGATTCTTTTTATAACGACGTTCCACGAGCTGTCGATATTGCTGTTACGGATGGTGCTAAACTATTCCATCAGTATGATTCATACCGTGCTTATAGCTGGCTTATCCGCATTAACGGAATAGGCGGCGCTACGGGCTCGATTTTAAACAATATAGGTCTTAGTGACCCTGATAACATGCTAACCCTTGCGGCTAAGCAGGTAGGTCAGATTGGATACAACGTAGATGATATTATGGTTGACCGCGTTAACGATAAGTTCTACTACCCAGGTCGTCCTTCTATGGAAGAGACTGTTGTAACTTTTGATAACTTACTTAAAGGCGATGTGGCAAAGGCTTTATTTGATTGGATGAGAACTACCTATGACCCTATTCAAGGTGTTCACTCCTATAGTATTGTTGGCGGTTCTACTAATAAGAGAACCGTAGATGTTATTCAACTAGACCACCAACGTCAGCCAAAGATGGTAGCGCGTTTATATGGATGCTATCCAAAGAACTGGAGACTAGCTGAGTTTAATTACTCTGCTAACGACTTCCATTCTATCGAAGTTTCTTTACGTTACGATGTTGTAGGCTATTTCCGAGTTGGCGACAGCGCATTTGAAGATATTGTAGCGCCTGTATCATAAACAATAATCTTTTTAAAGGTTTTATATAAAGAAAGCTTCTAAATATACTAGGAGCTTTCTTTAATTAAATTATGGGCACATTACTAACAGACTTATTGGAATCGTATACGAGCATTCGCAAACGGGGATGGTCGCCCTTACTTCTTGAAGCCAACCCTAATCAACTTTACGGGCTCCCTAAGCCCGAAAAAGGAGGAGTTCCTATGTCTGTGGATGATTATAGAAACAAGCTCACAACGCTTAAAAATGCCATTCTAGGGATTTTAAAAAATAATCAAGCTCAAGGTATTCAGTCAGTCCCAACCGGTCAACTCGCGATTACTCAAGTTGCAATGATGCCTAAGTTTAGTATAGTAGCTTACGGCAATCCTATAACAGGGGCAGTCGTGGGAGGTCAAGGAATCTCCTCAAACTTTAGCATAAACGGTGCTTTAATGAAACAGCCTGCCATAATAGACGGCTTCCTGCAAAAAGATATTAAAGAGCCTGAAGGTCCTAAAGACGGGGAAGGGAAAGATAAGAATATAAACACCGCTGAGGAAATACCAGAAGTCCCTCCCGTAGAGTTTGATGACCCAGAAGTACTGAAAGATTTAGAACTTGCTTGGGAGCTAGATGAAAAATCCTCTAATACGGGAAAACAACACGACTTTTCTTTTGAGGATTGGAGAGCGGTTGTAGAGAATGCAATTAATGATACGGATAAGCAGAAAATTTGTGAGAAGATGCTTGAATTCGCAAACATAAAATCACAAGCTTTAAAAAAAGGCAAGAGTGATGAGGATATTGCATTTGAACAAGCACAGTATTGCCAAAATGTTAATGACCAAGCTAAGCAAGAGATGAAGAGTGCTGTTGGACATTTAGCTTCTATTAGAGGAAAGGTTAAAGCTATAGGAGAAGGGAAAGACAGGAAATACTTTTTAAATGAAAATAGCCTAAGTGCAGAAGAAAAAGCAGTACTAGCCTGTCTAACTGTAAGAGGCGCACGACAGGATAAACGAATTCATATAGGACATAAAGATTGTGATTCTATAGGATTAGAAGCTTTGCAAAGTATGGCTTCTGAAGGAGGGGGTGCTTACGGCACAACCTTAATGAGTTGGAAGGGAGAAGATAAACTAGCGCCTTTAGCGAGAATATTAGGTAAAGTTAAGCTAGTACCTGACCAACTTTCCGCTGAAGAGTTAAGTCCTGAAGATTTTAATGATTTAGAAGACGCGTGTAAAAAATCTAAAGCTGTAGTAGGAAAAGGGATGATTTCTGATGAAAGAGGGAAGCTTTTTGAAGCTGCGCACCTACTGTCTCTCGCTGCAATCTCTGGAAATGAAAAAGATAAAAAATTAGCAATAGATGAGGTAGTGAAACAAATAAAACGAGTTTGCGGTGTAGGAGCATTAAAAGAGTCCGATGCAATGGTTGGGTCTAAAGCCTCCGATGTGATTGACGCTTTACATTCTATAGCAGGGAATGACTGCAAAGAGGGCGTAAAAAAGGAACTAACCGGAATGTTAAAAGCTTCCGCGCTAACAAACAAAGCTATAGGGTTAGAGCCGGAGATGATAGACCGAATAGAACATCCCGCCCAACAAACTAAGCCTGGACATAGAGCTGATGTAGTAGTTCACTTGAAGCCTGGAGTCGATATACCTCCCCAAATGGAAGAGTATGTTACGTGCGATGCATCTAAAGGCTCTAAGCCAAAATGCCGTTTAGAGTTTTCAAATAAGTTTTATGAGTCTGGAGCTAAATCTTTAGGAGCAGGTGCTACCTCAGTAAAGAAAACTTTTGACCCTGAGTGGGATGGGTATGATGAAGTGAAAGCTTTAAGAGAACAGCAAATGGAAGACCAAGGTTTAACTTCAAAACAAAAAGAGGTATGTCGAAAAGCCCAAGAAACAGATGAAAAACTTTATTTAGAAACTAGAAATAAATGGGCGCATATAGATAAGTCTAATGCAAGAACTACACTCTCCTACTTAAAAGAGGTTAAAAAACAAGGCTGCCAAGCCCCTAGAGGTAAATGCGATAAGAAACAAGAATCTGAGTTTAATCGCCAAATACAGGACATGATGAATGTATTAGACCCCTCCCATAGGGATTTTGCACCTGAAAGGTTTGCTCTTAAAATGTTTCAGTTTGAACGTATAAAGGAAGCCGAGCGTAATCCATCCTACGCCAAGGGAGTTGCTTTTAACGCTTTAGCGGTAACTATGGGTTCTGCTGGAAATGAGATTATAACAGCAGGGAACGACACCTCTGTCTATGTAGCCAGAGTTGCAGACTTAATGGCTGTTAATACAGATGCCATCTTTAACGGGGGAAAGGTTAAAATGCGACTTGGTGGCGTGTCAATCTTCGATAAGGACGGAGATAAAGTAGGAGGGGCTGATACTCGTAAAAAGAAAACCGCCAAAGGGTATAAAGAAAACCAAGAAGGCGAGTTCACTCTAGCTTGTCAGAGAAAAGCGACCGCTAAACGTATTAAGTATCCGAAGTAAAGAATGTTTCGTACGGGAGATTTAATACTTCTTCAAGTAGGTACATATTATATTCACCAAAGGCAACAGACTTCTTTAGGTTAAATGTTTCTAAAGTTACTACCAAAGCTTTTTGCCTATCCCTTTTATATATTAACAGCCACGGCTTTCCTGCTGTCTCGCCATCCCTAGAAGCTTGGTCTATGAATTTAAACAAATCACTCTTAGGTTTAAACAAATCTTCTAGCCTTAAATCGTATCCTGTCTTACATTCTAAAACAAATCGAAATTTTTCCGGCGTTATTAGGTCTCCCGCGACTTTAAAATAGTGTGGGAGATTTTTGTGCGTAGTGCCAAAAGCTCCTGAACCCGGTGTTCTTGCAAATTCTTTTGTATTGAACCGCTCATTTAAAATCTTGGCAATATTACGTTCGAATGTCGAACCTTTGCGTTTACTATTCACACGTTTCTTTTTGCCAAATTCACCCATTTCAATTAGACTGTCATACTTAGACATATCTTATGAAAGTCACAAAACAAAAATTAAAAATAAATACTTCTGGTTTTTCTTTTAAAATCAAAAATAAAGAAGGGAATAGACGCATGAAAATGTATATCAAAATGAATAAAAATGAATCTGAACAGTGGAATACTGTGAAAGATGCTGTGCTTGGAGGCTCTAAAACTGATGAAGCGCAATTTGCTAAATTTATCTTTTTCAAAGGACTTGGCTCCTTTATGGATGAAGTTTCTCAGTCCGTTGACAAACTAAGCGAAGAGGAGAAGAGTGCTATACTGGACGAGCACAAGGAAAAAATTGAATCCGTTCAAGATACCACTATAGACATTGAAGTTTCCAAGGTTGAAACGGAGGAGTCTGATGAGGACGGTAACGAAGCTAACTAGTAGAGACGAGAAGGTTTTGAACCACCTACTCAAGAATAAAAAGAAAAAGGCATTTACCTTATTATATTATTCGGAGTGGTGTGACCGTTCTGCTAGAATCGTAGAGGTGTTGAACGAGTGGAAACTTAAGGAGTCTGACAAAGATGAGGACGTATACCTAATCTCCAGTTGGGAACTTCCTCATGCATTTGCAGCCTTTGCTATTAATAGCGCACCTTCCATAGTAAAAGTTAACCGAGGAAGGGTTTCAGTTATGATAGAGTACCCTAAAGTACATTCCTATTTTTCTGCACCTACGCCCGCCCCTTCCAAGGGGTAGAACTATTTACGATTTCTTGGTAATCATGAATTTTTTGCATGTACTTTTTGTTTTTCGTGTACATTAACTTCAGATTGTTTACTATAACAGTAGTGAAGTAGTTGAACGCTGAACCTTTAGACCCTTTGAAATTCTTTAAAGTTTTGAACGCAAGCATGAAACACTCTTGTTTCGCATCATCAAAATCTACCTTGAATTTAAAAGAGAGCAAAATGTTTGTAATTAGAATATCTAATTTTTCCACTAAATCGTTTTCGTGGTCTTTGGAGGGGTCTTCCAAGTATTTGGAAATAACCCCTTCGAATTCCTTATTATTTAAATAATGTTTCTTTGGACTCATAACATAGTATAATAGATGAACTTAGACAAATTAATCAATAGTTTTGAAAAAACTGAAAATTTTTACCGAGAAGAACTCAGTGATGAGAAAATTCTTTTCATTCATGATAGTTGCGTAATGCAACGTGGGCAGGTATATGAATTCTCTGATAATGAGTATTCAATGCTAAAATCTTTACTGGACAAGAGTGATATTCCAGACAACTCATATCAGTTTGCTGCTGCGATTAAAGAGGTAGGTCTCACAGAAGACGAGGCTACCACGGCAGACTTACACGCAAATAGACCTCTTATAGAAGAGGATATTAAAACCATTGACCCGGACCTAATTTTTGTTTTAGGTAATCTGGCGATGAAAACCGTTTTGAAAAAATCCGGTTTGGGAAATAAAAGAGGTAAGGAATACCATCTTGAGATAGACGGCAAGGACTATCCTGTCGTTCCGGTGTACCACCCTTTTTCCCTATACTCTGAACCTAGCACAAGAGGTCTTTTCGTACAAGATATTAATAACGCGTACGGAAAGTTCATACTTAATAATAACAAACTCGCTAATTCTTCTTACGAGCTTTGTAAGACTGTGAAACAAGCGGTCGATTGCATAACAGAAGCGTTAAAAAGAGACGTTATTGCAGTAGACTTAGAAACTACAGGTCTTGATTATAAAAAGGATAAGATTACAACCTTTGGAGTTGCCACTGATGAAGGAGAGGCTTTCGTAATACCTTTTTACCATAGGGAGTCACCTTTTACTGAAGACGAACTAGATGATATTAAAAAGTACGTCCGATTACTAATGGCTGGTAATGTTAATAAAGTATTTCATAACTGTAAGTTTGATTTAAAATTTCTTCGTAATTGGGGGGTAGACATGTTTGCTAATATCGATGATACTCAAATGATGCATTCGTTAGTAGATGAGAATATGCCTCATGGATTGATGGATTTAGTTAAGGAATATTTTCCCAAAGAACTTGAGAAGTTTTAGACTATAATAAGACTATGGACAAAATTAAAGCAGAGTATGTTTGGTTAGACGGTAGAGAGTCCCCAATGCCTCATCTTAGAAGTAAAATTAGGGTATTAGAGGCTCCTAAGAAAGGCAAACTAATTCCCCCTCAATGGAACTTTGACGGAGGAAGTACTTATCAAGCCGACTTAGAGGATTCTGATACTATACTTTCACCCGTGCGTGTATACGCTAATCCGTTTTTAGAAGACGGGGTGTTAGTTCTTTGTGAGGTCTTTAACCAAGATGGAACAACGCATGTCTCTAACACTAGAAGAGAGCTTGAGTCCTTGCAAGGGAAAGATGCAGAAATGTGGTTTGGTTTTGAGCAGGAGTATACTTTATTCTTAGATGAAAATACACCTTTAGCGTGGTATAACGGGGAACCCGAACAACAAGGAGACTATTACTGTGGAGTTGGAACTGAGAATGCTTTTGGCAGAGATATCTCAAATACCCATTTAGACATGTGTTTGAAGGCGGGTATAGATTTATACGGTACTAATGCAGAGGTTATGCCTTCTCAATGGGAGTATCAGACCAGTCCTACTGCATCCCTTAAAGCTGCGGATGACCTTTGGATGTCTCGCTACATCTTAGAACGTGTTACAGAAAAAGCAGGAGTTTTTAATTCTTTCCACCCAAAGCCGTGTAAGGGTGAGTGGAACGGAGCTGGATGCCATACTAATTTTTCTACTAAATGGATGAGGAGTGATTATCATTACGTTGTCGAAGCAATAAACCGTTTAGAGGGTAGGCATAGTAGCCACCTGGAGGTGTACGGTGCTTGGAATAGTCAGAGAATGACAGGTAACTGTGAAACATCCTCTTACGATACTTTTACCGCAGGTAAAACAGACAGAAGTGCTAGTATTAGAATCCCACTAGCTACGACTAAAGATGGAGGGTATTTAGAGGATAGAAGACCTTCCGCTAATATGGACCCTTATAGAGTTTGCGCTAGGCTGATAAAGTCGGTGTGTTTAGACCAAGATTAACTATTATATCTAAGGAGGTACAATGCTTACAGTAACAAACGGAAAGTCCCAAGATTGGGAAAATATGCCATTAGATGATTTAGCGTTTGGCAACGCTATGGACTGCGATTTTACATTACGGTCCTATCATATATTAAGAAAGGAAATGAAAAAAACTAAGGTTAACTTAGTTTATGATAACTTACTTAAAGATATTTTGGTTATTCTAGGTCTTGTAGAAAACACAGGTATTAAGGTAGATTCCGAGTATTTAAAAACTTTGGACGTAGCTTTGCAGAAAGAGGTCAAAAGACTAGAGGAGACTATTGAGAAATTATCTCCCGTTGACGACATCAACCCTCGCTCTACCCAGCAAATGGCGGAGGTCCTATTTACTTCTGACGGGTTCGATTTAACTCCTCAAGAGTTTTCAGCTAAAACTAAAATACCTAAGATTTCAGAAGCGCATTTAAGCAAAGTTCTTGAGGATGGTCTAGATAAAAATGCTAAAGAGTTCATCGAAAGCTTGCTTAAGTACAAGTATCGTGTAAAGCAACACAGGACGTACGTAAAGGGCGTACAAGACGCGTTAGAGTATAATGAGGATGGTAGAATCTATTCTAATTATAACTTTGCTACGGTCGTTACAGGGCGTCTCAGCTGTTCTGCCTCTGACGCGGGAAAAGGCAAGCGTAAAGGGGTATCTTTCCATACTCTACCTAGAGAAGATGAAGAAGGGGGAGATATTAATATCAGGAATCTTATGCAATCCGATAACGAAACCAAAGCTTTCCTTGCTGCCGACTTTTCCCAAGCTGAACTTAGAGTACTAGCTCAGTGCTGTAAAGATGAAAATCTTATAAAGGCTTTTACGGAAGGTGAGGATTTACATAAGTTTACCGCGAGCCTTGTATTCGGCAAGTCCATTGAAGAAGTAACCAAGCAAGAACGCCAAATTGCTAAAAGTGTATCCTTTCTTATTGTGTACGGAGGAGGTCCCTTTAAGTTAGCGGAACAGGTTGGAAAATCTGTTGGATACTGTAAAAATATATTTAAATCTTATCAAGATGCCTTCCCTAAAGTATTCTCATGGATTCAACAAGTTCATAAATTTATTAGAGCAAACGGATACGCTGTAAGTTTGTTTGGTCGTCGTAGACATCTACCAAATGTTAATAGTCCAATTAAAAAGTATCAGTACCGTGCTTTGAGACAAGGGATGAATTTTGTAATTCAAAGTTCTGCATCTGACCTCATGCTACATTCTATAAAAAGATTGCATAAGTATAACGAGGCTTTAGGACTAGGTATGGATATTTTAGCCACCGTACACGACTCAGTTGAAGTTCAATGTGACCTAGATAAGGTTGAAAAGTGTACAGAAACTTTGAAATACGTTTTATCTACGACAGAGGATTTTAAAGATATGTACAATATAGACTTTGTAGTCCCGTTTGAAGTGGACATAGAAGCTGGGACTTCCTTTGGGAATCTCACTGATGCAGAGTTTGGTGCCAATGGACACCTCCTTAATGCCAAAGAAATTAAAGAATTTATCACACATGTGTAGAGCCGTTATACTTACAGACCTACACCTCCGCTCAGATTATATTCCAGGGTACTTAGATAAGCAGGTAGACACCTTAACCAAAATGGTTAACAGAAAACCAGCCGATGTTGTTGTTATTAATGGGGATATATTTCATAGAAGAAATCCCAAAGGTGCAGAGCTTCTTGCGTTTAGAAAATTACTTCTTAGTTTTAAAACAAAAGAAATTTTAATTAATAGAGGTAACCATGATACCATTACAAAAGATGGAGGTACTCGAACAACTCTTTCTTTATTTTCCGATATAGCAACTATATTTACCGAAACAACAACTCATCGCATAGGTTCTGTTGATTTTGATTTTATTCCTCATTACGAGGATGAATCTAGGATTATTAAAGATTTAAAAGCGAGTGAAAATCATGTGTTTGGTCATTGGGGGTTTGATGGTTGTGTCGCTAATGGCAATTATAAATATGAATCTTACGTCAAACGTAGTCATATAGGAAAAAAAAGACTATGTTTTTTAGGACATATACATAAGCCAAAGCAATATGGGAAAAATATTTTTGTACTCGGAACGCAATACTCGACTACTTTCGGCGAGGCTAATGCCCAAAAATTCGGACACGAGTTGCTGGTCAGAGATGGAGTGGTGGAAGTGGTACGTATCCCTATTGATTACGGGATTCGTCATATCACCGCTACGCTGGACACGCTTGAAGAAGCCAATAAGAAGTATAAGTTCTCGGATTTTTTCACCATTCTACGTCTTAAGCTTGACACGCTGGACGCATCGGTTGAGAATCAGCTGCAGGAAGAGATTTCGAAAAAATACGATATAAATCATTTGGAGATATCGTTTGAGGATATAATGCAGAAGTATGATTCAGAATATGATTGTATTGAGCCCGTAATTGCATTAGATGATACTATTATAGGAGAGTACATCGATTCTAGTGATACCGTATTCTCTAAAACAGAACTTATGGACACATTAAACGAAATAAGAACTCATGAAAATTAACAATATCGTTATTGAAAACTTTTTATCTATGGAGAATGTTTCCATAGATTTTGAGCAATTTTCTGAGCTTGTTTTAGTAGAGGGAAGAAATAAAGATACCAAGCCTATAAGCTCTAATGGGGCTGGCAAGAGTTCCGTAATAGAAGCTTTAGTTTTTGCACTATTTGGAAAAACAATAAGAAAGACTACTGAGAAAAGTTTAACAAATCTTCACACTGGCGGTAAGTGCAAAGTTACATTAACTGTTAATGATAATGTGGTTATTGAAAGGACTAAAAAACCTTCAAAGCTAGTTGTTAGAGTGGGAGATAAAAACGAAACTAGGGATAATGTTATGGCTACTCAAAAATACCTAGAAAGAACGTTAAATATTAACCCTCAGGTATTTCTCGCATCTATTGTATTCGGTCAAGGCATAAAGACGGATTTTCTAACAGCAACCGCCGACGAAAAAAGAGCAATCATCCAGAACTTCTTAAACATCTCTGACTTGTTTGAAATGAGAAGTAAGATAAGGTCTTTAAAATCCCGCGCCTTAAACGCAAAGAAAGTCGCTTCAACATTAAACGATGAAGCCTTTGCTCGTTCCGACAAACTTAAAGGTAAGTTAAAAAAACTGAGAACCGCCAAGAAAGAGTTTACGACTATCTTTTCTTCAGAAAAAGCCGAGTTTATAAATAAGTATTCTATTTCAGAAATACAAGAAAAGGAACGCTTATACCATGATTTAGATGTAACATATGAATCAGTCGCGCACCAACTAAGTAAAACACGGGCAGATATAAAATCTTCTTTATCAAGAATAGAGAGATATAAAGGAGGTGCCTGTGAGCATTGCTCTAAAGTATCTTTAGAAATTTGGAAAATGATAAAAGAAGATGAGCAAAATGTTGTAGATAAAAATTCTACACTGTTAGACTTAAAGAAATCACTTAAGGAGTTAAAGGTACAGCTAGATGAGAATTATATTCCAATAACTGTAGCTGATTTTGAACTTATTGAAGAAGCGAAGACTATAGATGTAAAAATATCTAATCTCGATAGCCAGATTAGAGAACACAGACGCATTAAGAAAAAGCATTTAGATGAAGTTACAGTCGCTCAAAAAAGATACGATATATTAAAGTTTTGGGAGGTAGCGTTTTCTGAACAAGGACTAGTTAAATATATTATTAGAAATATATTAACATTCTTCAATGACCGCGCGAATTACTATATGAACTTCCTTACAGCAGGAAACTTTACTATAGATTTTGATGAGTTTTTAGAAGAAACTGTATATCTTAAAAATGGAAAAGTTTACTATACCTCCTTGTCGGGAGGAGAAAAAAAGAAAGTATCTCTTAGTGTTATGTTGGCACTGAACGACCTTTTATTGTTATCAGGAAAAGACCGCTCTAACATCATTTTCTTTGATGAGATAGCGGACTCTTTAGACGAAGAAGGTATTAAGGGTTTGCACGAACTGATAAAAGAAGTTACAAACTCTAAGACTATGTTTATTATTACACATAATGATTACTTAGTAGGTCTTATAGAGGATTGGGCTGAGCACCTTATAGTGGAAAAGACTAAAGGAATAACAACCGTAAAAACAAAAAATGCCAATTTATAGTTTTGAATGTAAAGAACATGGAAAGTTCGAAGAGCTTATCTCTATGGAAGCGTATGGAAAGCTAGAAAAGATTGATGGTGTACAACACACTCCTTGTGAGGAGTGCAAAGCTCCTTCACCTCGTGTATATGACGGTGTAGGTTTCGGCAGGATGGGAGGTCATTATACAGGAGGGCACGAGCGTTCTTATAATTATGTGCAAAGTGCAGAAGAGAACTGGTTAAAAGACGAGGTTAAAAATATTAAAGAGGGTGTTTTAAGTAAAGAAGGTCAAGAGAAAAGCGGGTCCCCGTATGCCAAGTATACTTGTACTGACCCTGAAGCTGCCGGACTCAAAAAGACTGACGCTAAAACAGCAAAACAAAGAATGGAAGCTGCTAAAAAAACTAACAAAGCTGTTAAAGCTACAAGCAAGAGATTAAAAGATGAAAATAAATGAATTTTTAAATGAGTATTTAGAAGGGGGCAGTATCCCTTCTGTCCATAACGGACATTTCGAACGGGATAAGGATAACAAAATGAAAGTTTACTACTCCGGTCCTTATTGGGATAATAAAGAAGTGGTAGCGGCTATGGATGCTCTATTGAATAGTAAGTGGTTATCTTCTGGGCAGCATGTTAACCGGTTTGAGAAAGCTTTTTCTAAAAAGTTCAACTTTGAAAAGTCCCTAATGGTAAACTCAGGAAGTTCTGCCAATCTGATTATGATGGCAGCTCTTAAAAAGTATTACGGCTGGAAAGACGAAGATGAAGTTATCGTCTCTCCTGTAGGTTTCCCTACGACAATTGCACCTATTGTCCAAAATAGGTTAAAGCCTGTTTTTGTGGATATTGAGACAGATACTTTAAACTTTGATTTACTTGAGATAGAGAAGAAGATTACTCCCAAAACGGTAGCAGTTATACTATCTCCTGTTTTAGGAAATCCTCCTAATATGGACATGCTTATACAGATATGTAAACTTAATGGAGTAAAGTTAGTTTTAGATAACTGCGATTCTTTAGGAAGTAAATGGAATGATAAGTATTTAAACGAGTATGCCTGCGCGGCATCATGTTCTTTTTATCCTGCGCACCACATCAGCACTGCTGAAGGGGGTATGGTGTCCGGTCCCAAAGACCTAATATCTATTGCTAGAAGCCTCGCTTGGTGGGGAAGGGACTGCTACTGCGTAGGACCAGCCAATCTCCTAGCATGTGGAACATGTGGCAAAAGGTTTGATAAATGGCTCCCTGGATATGAAGGAGAGGTAGACCATAAATATATCTTCACTAATATGGGGTATAACGTAAAACCTTTAGACATGCAAGGCGCTATAGGGTCTGTACAACTAGAAAAGTTTGATGAGATTCACAGTAACCGTAGGACTAGTAAGACAGTATTAGGTGATATTTTAAACCAGTATGAGGGAGTACAGGTTCCTGTCGAGCTACCTAATTCTCACACTTCTTGGTTTGGCACTCCTGTAGTATGTGATATAAAAATAAAAAGAAAATTAGTTTCTCACCTAGAAGAGTATAATATACAAACACGTCCATATTTCGCAGGTAATATTTTAATGCATCCGGGGTATAAGCATTTAGATGATTATAAGAAATACCCTAAAGCCACAAAAGTTTTAGATACTGTATTTTTTATAGGCTCTTCGCCTCATTACAATGATGATGTATTCTCTTACGTAGAGGAGGTAATGAAGAAATGGAACGGATAGAATTACCCATTAAAGGTTTGGAGATAATTACTCCCGCGAAACACGAGGATGAACGGGGCTACTTCATGGAGTCTTTTAATTCCGAGCGTTACGACCAAATATTTTTTCAGGATAACCTGGTTTACTCCCATAAGAATGTAGTTAGAGGGTTGCACTTTCAAACATCACCACACGAACAAGGAAAGCTTATTACTTGTTTAACTGGAAAGATTCTTGACGTTGCGGTGGACATCAGGGAAGGGTCTCCCACTTTTGGAAAGTATGAAGCTGTTATATTGTCTGGGAAGAATCGTAAGCAGTTCTGGATTCCCGGAGGCTTTGCTCACGGATACTCGGTTCTCTCCAAGGAGGCAACCGTACTTTATAAATGTGATAAGCTTTGGCGCCCCGAATCCGAAGGGGGTATAAAATGGAATGACTCAACTCTTAATATCGATTGGAGAGTTAGTAATCCTATAGTCTCTGAAAAAGACGAGCAGTTGCCTTCGCTTTACGCGCATATGGATGGTCGAGGCACAGGAATCTAACCATGAAAAATGTCCCGATAAAACCTCCTAACAGTAAAATAAAAGATGATTGGCTTTGGCATCGCGTAGAGCACATATACCTGTTTTTTCATGTGTACTGTGTGGGGGAGTGGCAAGAGCATTTAAAGGAAATGTGGAAACGTTTCCCTCAATCCTTCATAGACAAAAGCACTATATTTATATGCGCTTCATCCGAATCCTGTACTAGGGATTTCTTCCCAGGTTCTACCCCCGAAGGATTGCACATTTATTACCCCTCTCCTGAATTTCCTATAAACAAGGAGTGGGATACTCTGCTCCTGCTAAAGAAATTTTGCGAGTCCAGAACTGATAATGTTCCTGTTATGTATATTATGAACAAAGGGGTTACTAATAATAACCCACATGCTATTGATTGGAACCATGCTATGTTATATTTTCTTATAGAAAATCATGAAGATGCGTGTTACGAGTTACAGAACTGGGATGCGGTAGGGTGCAATCTTACGTCTTTCGGCACAGGCAAACCTCATTTCTCCGGTAATTTTTGGATGGCGTGGTCGGATTACGTTAAGCGTTTGAAAAGACCATCTACCCAAGATATAAAAGATAGAATGATGGGTGAAATGTGGATAGGCACAGGACCAGGAAAATTATGTTCGTTGCATACATCGTCTCCTTTGGGAAGCCCTAACCATTTTTCAGTACCTTATAAAAGAGACCGCTATGATTATAGAGGCTTATCACTAGATGATATAAAACAACGATAATACGATGAAATTAAATGATTTAAACGACGTC